TTCACAAGCCATTTTAGCAATACCATAAGGATCTATTGGGTTTCTTCTCATATCTTCATGAAATATACCACCTTCACCATGACCATAAACAGCCATTGTAGACGTAAATACCAATCTTTTAACGTCATTCTTTATACACTCATTGACTATGCGTGCTGTGGCTTTTAAATTGTTATCATAGTTGTAAGAACGTATAAAAGGCGATAATCCTTCAGCAGCATATGCAGCAAAATGATATACGTAATCTATTTTATGTGCTTCAAATATATTTTCAATTGGGTGGTTAACTAAATCCATTTGCCAAAATTTAACATCTGGGTGTACGTTTTCTTTATAACCACCACTTAAATCATCTACACCTATTACTGTGTATCCAGGTTTATTTTCTATAATCCAATCTGCTAATCTACTTCCTAGTAAACCTGCTACTCCTGTTATTAATATATTTTTATTCATATTTTATTCCTTTAATTGTTTGTCCGTTTTTAGGGTTGTGTGATAGATTATTAAATAATTGTGGTGACATACCCCATTTATACATAAATAATTGGGCTGCTGGTTGTTCAGTTGATTTAAACATTTCACCTTCTTTACCATTTTTAGTAGCTGTACTACCAAAATGATATAAACATGCTTCGTGTGTTCTTTTAAAAACTATTCCGTTTAAATCTAATTTTAAAAAGAAATCCCAATCACATATAAAAGGTGATTTATAGAGAGTATCAAATCCACCTACAATCATATAATCTTTTTTATACATTGCAAATGGAAATATACCTCCATCATCTGTTAAGTGATTTTGTTTTGTAATCATTTCATGTTCAATAAACTCTTTATAATCAAATTCCTCAGGTGTACGACCAAAATCTTTAACTTGAAAATTAAATATACCTGGTCCTGTTGGTTCAATTTGGTTTAATGTCCATACTTCTCCTTGTGGTACTTTAGAAGCTACTATATCCCATTTAGTACAAAATACATTATCATCATTTACAATAAGTATCTTTTCGTTAGTAGCATTCATTACAGCTAAATTAAGAGCTGATTGCATACCTTGGTTTGAACCTAAATCTAATACCTTTATATTATCCTTGTATTTATCTAATACTTCTTGACTTTCTTCAATAAAACCATCTACTGCAACAATAATTTCGTTATCATTCCATTGTTGTTTAATAGCAGATTTAAGACAAAGGTCTAAATATTTTGGGTTTCTATATGTTGGTATAATTAAACTTATCATATTTTATTCCAATCTGTTAATGGTGATAACCAAGCTGATTCACAATGTGTTGAATAACCAGGAATTGAACTCATAACACCTATTTTCTTTGTTTGAATTAATTCTTGGAAAAAACCATATGAATCTGTTATTCTATTTTGAGCATATTTGCTTAATAAATCTTTGTCTAATTTTAATCTCCCACAAGTAGAAGCAAATGACATAACTGTACTATTTGTTAGTTTCCAATGTACGGATTTTGTTTTAAGTAACCTAGTAATTTCTCCTTTTTGTTCAATATGTTTATTTCCACCACTAATAGCATCAATATACTTATCTGGATGATCATATAACGTTACATAAGATTGAGGATATGTTGATAATCCTTCTTTAATTAATTTAAGTGAATTGGGTTTATGTAAAAAATCATCTTCTAAAAGATAAATAATATCATCATCTTGATTTTCATTTAAAGATAAATTTAAAGCATCTAAAAATGTTTTTGAACCTGTACCATTTTTTACTTCAACTAATTTTAAACCTTTATCTAAAACAAATTGTTTTGTTTCATCATTTAAAGTATCTCCTATAACTGTTATACTATCAACTCCAAATTCCTTAATACAATTTTCTAAACAATGTTGTTTAGTAGCATTTGGAATTTTTGTCTTACTCATTCCCGCTTGGAAATTAGATAATCTGTAGTATACACTAACTTTTTGGTCTGTTAATTCATCAAATAAACCCATAATTTTATATTTTATTAAAAATTAATTCTAAATCTTTATCTATAAACACATATTTAACACCTCTAACAGTGTTTGCTCTAGGTGAATCGTAAGGGCAAAGTACTATAGATTCTGTTGTTTTTGCAACTGCATCACTTACACCTGCTTGATAACTAAGATTAAATTCAGCTCTTGCTTTTATACATAATTGTTCTCTAAAAGTTAATCCCATTTTTGTAAAATTGTATCTTACAGGAAATAATTCATCCCATTCTGTACCTTCTAGATCAAAATCGCTATAGTAATATACGGGAGTATTTTTAAATTTCCTAGCTTCTTTTAATAAATTTTTATCATCCCATCTCCCTTTTAATCTTTCTATACGTGAGGAAAATAATAAACACCCAAATTTTTCTTCACCAATTACCTTTTTTGCAGTATCTACTTCTTCTTGAGTAAAATATAAAGATGGTCTAGAATCTATTTTATTTAAATCATCTGTTGTAAATCCAAACCTAAGTAATACTTGTTCTACAATAGGTAAATTTGATTCGGGAGCAAACCAACACCTATCATGATCAGTAAATATTTGTTTAATTTCACCTGGGTCAAATAGATAGTCTATATGAGGATTATTTTTAAATATTATATCAAAATTATCTATAGCATTATGGTGTTTAGAATAATTCCATTTATTTAAAATAGGCCCTAACAGTTCTATAAACCATTTTCTAGATGGAAAGGCAACCTTTATTTTTGGGTATTTTTTCTTTAATGCTTCAGGAAGTCCACTTATTACTGCCCAATCACCAATTGAAAAATCCATTCTAGTAAAACAAAACCATCCATCATAATCATCAGGTAATGTATTAAGCATTCCTTCTTCAATAAATGAATGAGGCCACCCTAAATGGTCAGTTTGGTTTTGTGATAATTTATCGTTTTCTATTATAAATTGTTGCATTAGTAATCGTAATTAAATCTTAGTATATCTTCTTTATATATCTCCCCTACCATATTAATCATATCATCATCGTACATATTCTTATAATGTACTTCGTTAGATGATATATTTTTAGTAGATAAATTATAATTGTGAATTATGTTAGTATCTCCTGTTACTTCAGCAAGATGGTAAACTGTTTCTTTTAAATTTTCAAATCTCCCTACATGATCAACCATAATCTCTTCAGTTTCTAAATCAATAACATAGGGAAATTGGTATGTTGTAAAGGGCATATTTTGAAATTTCTTTTCACCTGTTTTTTCATCATGCATTTCTATTAATCTTCCACTATAGGGATTTTCAAGTTTTGAATTGTATATTGCTTCTACATATCCTTTAAATGATCTAGATATTTGGTTATTTGCTTTTTGACCCCTTATAGCATTTACATTAGATTTATGTTGATTCATAACATCTTCTTCACTTAACACTCCTTTTAAAGACATTATTTGGGGGTTATCAAACGGTTTTAAAAGATTTGGGGTTTTAGATATAGCTGAAACATTAGTACTGCCCCATTTAGTAAATTTATAACCTGACCATAAAATATCCCATGGATTTCGAACCACAGCAAATTTATAATAATCATTCCATTCTTTTTCATTACCCGTTGATTTAAACCATTCTCTACATCTCCATGCATTATGATGACCAAAATTATTATAATGAAAAGTATCACCATAAATATAATTTTTTAATGACACACCTCCAGTTTTTGGAATATGAATATGAAATATGTTTGAATGTTTTTTATTTTGAGAATGTGATCTTGTTAAAGGTTGAGTTTTTAACCATCCAATCCATTCTTCTTTATCATTAAAAGTCATAGCTTCTCTCCATATTGAAAAATCAATTTTTTGATCCTTATCTCTTTTAAATAAAGGGAAATTAGCAGAGTGATATTGAGTTGTTTTTTCGCTCATTTACCATCCTTTTTTAATTAAATCAACGATATATTCTCTTGATTCTTGATCAACCCAATAACCTACAGGAATACATAGCATACTTTTTACTGCTTCATCAACTCCTGGTAAATGTGATTTAAATTGTTGTGTACAAGTATGTAAATCATTTCTTTCATGTACCCTAGAAGATTTAACACCATTTTCACCTAAATACCTCATTAAATCATCTCTTCGTTCAGCATGTAATGAGTATAACCAATATGCTGGATCTGCACAATCAAATTCATTAATTAAAGTTATACCATTAACTCCCTTAAGATTTTTATTATAAAATTGACCATTTGATTTATTAGAATTAACTATATAATCAGCATGTTCTAAATTGCTTCTACCTATGGCTGCACTTATATCATTCATATGGTATTTGTAACCTGCTTCCTCAACATCAGCTTCACATCTAAAATCAGCTCTATTACCTGCATCTCTATCTATACCATACCATCTTAAAACTTGAAATGATTTAGTTGAACTAGCATAAGGGCTAGATATAAATCCTCCATCACCTGAAGTTATATGTTTTATGGCTTGTAAACTAAAAGTACCAAAATTACCTGTAAAGCCAACTTTTTTATCTTTCCATGTTGATCCAAAGGAATGAGCACAATCTTCTATTATTATAACTTTTCTACCATATTTTTCTGTTGCTGCATCAGCTATTTCTTTTAATCTATCTAAATCAATAGGATTTCCTCCCCAATGTACTACAGTAATTATACGAGTATGTTTATTAATTTTATTCTCTAAATCATCTAATGACATATTTAATGTCTTAGGATCAGTATCAACCCATTTAAGATTTAATCCAGAATTTATAATAGGCCAATTTGTAGCTGTACAAGTTAAAGCTGTAGTTAATACTTCATCTGTTGATGTTAAAGCATCCCATTTACAAGAGGTAAAAGCAATATTCTGGTATACATTTTCAATTAGTTCTCTATCTTTCTTAAAATAATGATATAATAAATGTTCTGCTGATGTAGCTGAATTTACAGTTGAAATGTCATAAGCTTCATCTGTTTTAAAATATCTTCTTAATTCAGACTCAAACTCCTTAACTTGAGGACCTTCCCCAATAAATCCACTATTAATAACTTCACTTGCTCTTCCTGCTGCCTTGTCAGACATAAATACTTTAAATAATGGTATTTCCTTTTTCATTTTATCTTTTAAATTTTTCATAAAACTCATCTACTGTGATTAGATTAAGCATTGATTTTCTATCTGATTCTAAATCTCTATAATGTACATCTATATTTATAGGTAATTTTTTAAGATTTTCATTGTATTTTATTATACCACAACCACAATCAGTATTAATAACATAACATTCCATTTGTGGTGATTTAACTCTAAAATCAACAAATGCTTTCCAAACATCACCATGCCATGTACTTGTTATTCTAGGGATAACTTGTGATTCAAAAGTTTGTGGGTTACAATCATGCATTAAAATTGTACCACCTGGTTTTAATGCACGTAAACTGTTATCTATATCTTTAATTACTTGATATTTTTCATGTAGTCCGTCTATAAAAATTAAATCGTATTTTTTAGTATTTTGTACAAAAAATTCATCTGAAGACATTCTATGTGTTACTTCAGGTACTGTTATACCTTCTAAACCATTTTCTACTGCATCTTTATTTTTAGCTCTAACTTTTCTAAGACAATCACCAGACCCTACTCCAATTTCTAAATAATCTTGATAATCATTTTCATCAATTAGGTAATTTAATAAATTATATCTTAAAACTCCCATACTTATAAAGTATTATAATAATTATTTTGTTCTTCTTGTTTTGTTATAGTTTTAGGATGATATAAAGCTAATTCAGGCATACCAGGTAGTAAAGCATATGATTCAAAACCTTCTAATACTTCATGTACTTTGTTTTTCCATTTAATTTCAGGTTTATTTTTCCAAATCCTCCACTGATAGTCAGGCCAATTAACTCTATCTTGAGAATCAACATTCCATCTCCATTTTTCAATATGTTCAGTAGTTAAACCTGAAACTGTATTTACTCTAGGTACTAAATAGACTTCATTATCTGGGTTTCCTTCAAGTATTTGAGGTAATTTTTCAATTAATATTTCATGAGGTAATTCATCAGCATCAATTTGAAATATATAATCACCAGTACATAACTTAGTTAATTGGTTTTTCCAATCTGCAAAATGATGTTTAAAAGTTTTTGCATGATAACTACAACAATCATCACCTTTTAATTCACTAATACGTTGCCATACTTCAGGTGTACCTTTTTTCTTATCAAATAAAATAACTATTTCATCTTCTTTACGTTTAGCTTTTATAAGAAAATTTAATAATCTAGTTATTTCTTCTAACTCATTACAAACTGTTATTGCATAACTTATTTTCATATCTATTCTGGTAATATTCCAATATACGAAAGGGCATCTATGTAATCACGTTCTTTAAAATATTGAATAGTAGACATATCTGCTCTATGTGATTGGCCTTTATATTTTTCTCTATCTTCTTCAGGTATCTCAATTGCTTTAACAGCTCCCCAAGCCCAATTATCTTTATCTGGCCCTGAAGCAAATAACATTCCTTGTTCTGGTAAATTAATTGTGTTAGGAAGCCAAACAAGATCTGTTTTTGGATCTGTCCAAGCTAAATCTTTATAAATTTCAGGTAAAAATTCTACTTGTTCATTATAAAATTCAGTTCCTACTTTCATAAGAGTATTAGTCCAAAAACCACAAGACAAGCTCATATAGTTGGTTATATCTCCATTTACTTCTATTTTGTAACATAAATCCCCACCTGATTTAGGGCAATCTACTATTTCATCGTATTTCATATTATTTTAATTTTGGTAATTGTACATCAGTGTTAAATTTAATATCTGCAGGCATTGCTAAATCCATTTTTTTAGCAAATTTTGGTATATTTGCATCTAAAATATTATCCACTAACTCCTTCATATGATCAAAACTAAAATTAGTTTTAACATAATAACCTTGTTGTTTAGCTTTACCGGTTAATGATTTGTATTTTTCATATACATTTTTAAATACTCTATTTATTTGCATTACATCAGGTGCAAACCATGATGTTTGAGGTAATAACCATTTATTAGCCGCACTGTTATGTACTGGTTCTAATTTACCAGGTATTAAAACAGTATAATCAGGATGTAAGAAATCTAACTGTCCAGACCAACCAGAAGCTATAATAGGTTTTTTAGATAATCCAAACTCTAGTAATGGTCTACCAAATCCTTCTCCTTTATTAAAACTAATCATTGCTTTTACTTTAGGATGATTATATAACTCATTCATTTCAGAATTACTAAAATCTCCATTTAATAAATAAACATTTGGTAATGTTTTAGCCCCTTTAATTTGGTTTCGTATACCTTTTATTTTTTCTAAAATACTATCTCTACTTATGTAATTTTCTACACCTTCAGATGTTTTTAAAATTAGAGCTGGTGGATTTTTTTTATTTTTAAATGTCTCAAAAAATATTTTAATAGTTTGGCCTATATTTTTTCTATCATGTCCTAAATCACCTTGCATCCACATACCAACAAATAAATAACAAAATTGTTCTTTAATTTTACTTAAATCTAATTTTACTTCATTAGCTGGTAAATGTTTATAGACATCTAAATCCGCACCTTCAAATACAACGTGTATAGGTTTAGTTGATTTAACTTTTGTAACTGCACCCGTTTGTTTATGTTTTTTATCAAAGGTAACATCTTGAAATACTTTTTGGCTATGTTTAGATGAAACCCAATTCATGTTCATTCTGTTTAAACCTTCAATCCATGAACCATCACAACCTGTACTTTCAATACCAGCTGTACATCCAATATTATATGTTCCTACTGGTTGGAATTCACTAGGAATTGTAATTTGCATCCATATGTCAGCCTTTTCACCTTTAGGTATATTAGGTACTGATAATGCTTGCAAGAACTTAAATTTAGGATGTTCATCACAAAACCCTAAAGTACAGTCTCCCCACCTTTGGCTTAATAACTTAACATCATATTTGTCTAGTTCTATAATTGCTTTAATGATATCTCTAGCTCTTGCTCCATAACCACTGTAAGTGTCAAATGGTGAACTTATATAAAAACTTGGTTTATTCATTAGTATAATAATTTATGGTTTAAAAATTTACCTTTATGTTCATTAGTGTTAATAATTTGATGTTCAGTTTTTGGTTTCCATGTTGAAAATAATTCTTCCATAGAATTTAAAAATCTACTAGCTTGGTGTTTATGTGTAAACCCAGCTTCATCACTAACTGCCCATTTCCTTCCTTTATAACCTCTTTCTTTCCTTTCTTTAGGATCCATGTTATAAATTTCTAATATTCTTTCAGTTGCATCTTCCCATTTACATCTATCATCAAAAATATAAGGTGTTGGAGGAGACCCTTGCATTGATCTACTTGTTGGATATACTGGAAATGCCCATTCACCATGTTCTTTATAGGTACCTCTATGATTAGAAGGTACATCAGCACTTGGTGTAAACCATTCCCCTTTATCATCAACAAATCTCATTTGATCTTGCATACCACCTGTTGTATTAGCTATAATTGGAGTACCTGATAGTATAGCTTCAGTAAGTGTTAATCCCCAACCTTCATTTGATGTTAATAATATTTGAGCGTCAGCTATATTATATAAATAATTTAATTCCTGTGGTGGTAATTTAGCAGTTGAAAATACAATACACTCTTTATATTTTTCATCAAATAATAGTTCAGAAACTTTAACTAAATTAGTACCATGATCTGATGAAGGTTCAGTATGTAAAATAAATCTACATTTTTTAGCCTTTTCTAATGGTAAAGAATCTAAGAACCCTCTAAAAGCTAGTAAACTATCTGGTATTTGTTTTCTTCTTATATTTCTTGAGTTAAAGAATAATGTAAACTCAATGTCAGCATTACCTTGTACTTTATTTTTAAATTCTAGGTATTTACTATAATCCTTATCTAATTCTGTTATAGGTCTAAATATATCTGAATTTAAACCATGAGGAACATAATTACAAATTCTATCTTCAATATCATCACCTAATACTGTTTTATTAATAAAAACAGTTTGTTTAGATATACCCATTAATAAATCACATGATTGGTAAAATGGTTTATTATATAATGGAGCAGGTAAATCATCCCAAATATTTAAATAAGTAATTGGTATTTTTCTCCTAATTTCTCTTTCCATTTTAAATATGTGATGGAAATACCTTGGATCTGTGATAAGTAATATTGCATCTGGTTTTTCTCTTAAGAATATTTGTCTAAAAATATTTCCATCACCATAACCATCTACAGGATATAGCATAACAGAAGCATCATCAATTCCTGCAAATTTACTTACATCTGCACTCATGTCTAATGCTTTACCTTTTTCTGGGTGTTTAATAGAACCTGCAATTTGACACCAATTATAATGGTGGGCTGTATGTATTACAATTTCTTTACCTACTGTTGCTACACCAGAGTGTACTCTAATATCATCTGTGATTAATAATATTTTCTTCCTTTTATCTTTAGGAAGATGTTCAAAACTTTTATTCATCTAATTTTAATTTTTATAATTCGATATTTGTTTGACTTGTAATTTGTTTTCTAAAATCTTCGTTTGTAAGATATAGATAAATAGATCTATCTGCTAATTTTTGAAATGAGAATTTTCTTTTTACACACTCAATCTTAAAATTTTCGAATAAATCTGCTTGAACTTTAACACTCGTTAGTGTCATTTTGTTTGGGTTTGCCATAATTTAATTTTTAATAACGTTATATTTGTCTATACGTATATGAATATTCCTCAATCTACAAAAAATCTAAACCTGCTCCACACAATTCTTCTTCCTCTTTAAAAGGACAAAAATTACACGTCCATTTTGAAGGTGTTTTTGGATAAGTTACATCTTTTATATCTCCATTGGAGTTAAAACATTCATGTATAAAGTCTTGAATTGCACTTCTCGCTCTGCCTAATTTAATTTTTCCGCTAGGAGGAGTAAACTGTTGAACTCTATATGCTTGATAAGGTGACATTAACTTTTCGTCATCCATATCTAACACTTTTCTTTTAACTATCATAAACTCAATCTCAATTTTTTCTAATGGTACTCCATATTGTTCAGAGAAATATTGTTTATATAATAATAGTTGGAATTGTTTATCTTCATCTTTTTTATTATAATCGCTCCAACCTTTAGTACTTGTCTTTATGTCGATTATCTTAAAGGTATCTGTTGTTTCACAATATGTTACAACATCTAGATACCCCATGTATAATACGTTACTATACATTTTATTTGGCGCTATTACAATAGGTACTTCACAACCTACTAAATATGTGCCTTTTTTACTAAAATACCTGCTACGTTTTTTCTTAAACCACTCTAATATTGCTATTCCATCCTCAAAAAATTCTCTCATTTCAGTTGCATCCGAAAAGTGTTGGTTTTTATTTGTTTTATACTGTTTATTATATTCACCTATAAAACTTTCTTGAAATTTTTCTTCCATGTTTATAGATCGATCAGCATACGCCGCACTATTTTCAAACATTACATCTAAATAATGTTGAATAACTTCATGCATTGCTGTTCCAAATACAGTATGGATAGAAGATGTAAATCTTTTAATTTTATCCTTGTATTGGAGTTTCCAACGATGAGGGCAACCTCTAAAAATAGACATTTGGGAATAACTAACATTCTTCTGGTATGCAAAATTAATTGGAGCAGGAGGATTGTTTTTTATTTCCTTTACAATGTTCGGGATTTTTCTAGCCAAAACTTATATTTTTTAGGAAGATATTTATTATCTTTAATAGGTAATTGATAAAAATAATTATTTTCTTCTCTTTCGGGAAATATATCTTTTCCTTCAATTATTAAGTTCCTAATCTTTTCAGGATCTTTAATCTCATTTGTATTAAATTCTTGGTGTGCGTATGATTCTAGTTTCTCAATTATTTTATCTTCAGTCATAAAAAATGTAAGGTGCCAACCCCCTTCAAAAACAGCATACCATTCTGAATGTCTAATTTCAGACATGGTTAGTCCATCTCTAAACATTGTTTCATAATGGAATACTTTACATTTAGTAGACTTCATTGGATCCTTTAATGCATTTAATCTGGTAGTTAAATTATAATAATACCAATCCATACACATTCCAACTGAACCATAAGGTACAGAAGATTTTTTAAATTCTTTTATAGTATCTGTATCAGGTATTTCATCTAGATCTGATAGTATTACTATGTCAAGTGGTTTTAATGATAAATGGCTTAATGGTATTTTTATAGCATTTCTTTGATATTCTTCTCGAAACCAATCATGTTTACTATCTTCACCTTTAGGTAAATCATCAACTACATAATAATAAATTTTATGTAACCATTTTTTAAACCTCTTTTTATTCTTTAAAAAGTTTAGTGGTTTTGGAGTTCCTGAATGTGTTTGAGTTGCTTCAACTAAGACAAAGGTATCTACTATGTCATCTAATTCCGTTAATCGAAACTCAAGCATATCTAATTCATTATAAAAAGTAAAACAATCTACAACTTTTTTATCTTTAGAATTATATTTTTCAATATCATCATACTTTTCCTTAGCCATTTTATTTTTTCCATTTATCACGACCTACTAAAAGACCTATTATTCCATAATTGGCAATATCAATAAATGTATCTTCCATACCTTCACCTTTAACAAATGATCTACCATTAATTAATAGATTTTTAAGACGTGAAATTTTGTCTGTAAGTCTAATACATAATCCTGTTAATGAGAATTTTTTATCATCTTTATTAGTTAAGTCACCACCTAAAGCAATATTATTTAAACCATAATCCATATGTTTACGAGCAAACATTTCATACATTTCTTTTTGGATTTGTCTAAATTCATCTGCTAATATTGGATATTCTAATTCAAATACCTCTATTGCATCATCTTTACTACTTTTTGTTTTATTACTCATAACTTTGTTAATTTCTAATGCGTTATTACCAAAATGCCCAATTGAACCAATATGTTCAGGTGACACACCTTCGAAGAATTTTTTAACTGAATCACCCATTGATTTGTTGTTCTAAGGAAAAATATTTATCTAATGCTGCTAATCTATCATCTGCATCAACTAACATAACAAGTGCTTCTTCAGCATTTTTATAAAAGTCTCCGGTTGAATGATCTCCAATTCCTACTGCTCTATCACCTAGTAATTCAAGTGATAATAAAGCTTTTGATTTATCTGCTAGTGCAGATGTGCGTAACATATCTATTAATTTTTTCATTTTTGTAATTTAGTTATTTCCTTTTTTTCTAATCCTATTGACGTCAATATACGACCTATTTCGTCGGTATCCAAAATTTCTATGTATTCTCTTGTTTCTTTTGATGAACACTCCCAATATGATGATAAATGTTCTACTAAATCTTTATTTGATTGTTTTACTTTAGATTTAATATATTTACTCCATTTTTTATTTTTAGGAATATATTCTCTATAAACAGAGTATATTTCTTTTTTATTTTGTGGGTTTATTTTTTGGACAAAATTTACTATATCTAAAAAATTAGAATTCATAGATAAAAATCTATGTACCATATAACTATTCCATAACTCCCAATCTTTATTAGAAAAGGAGTTAGGGTCAGCTTTAATTGAGTTGATTTGATTTAACCAATCCCAAATGTTTTTCATTATTTAGAATCTATACCGCCTGTTAATAGTATACTTTCCTCAGCTAATTCTTCTCTTAGCTCCATTGGAACACCATCTGCTACTATTTTTTTAGTATAAGGGTCAATAAATACTGGTATAGGCATTACTGCATCACTATCAGTACCTGTAATAAATTTACTAATTTTTCTAAGAATAACTGCTGATTCAAAGACGCTTTTGCCTTCTGAATTTTTTAGTCCTTCTGTAGTTGTTAAGTCAACATTCATTTGTGGTGGTTGACCACCTGGATTTCCTTGATTTTTCATTTGTTTGTTATTTTTAATTAATTTCACTTTATTTATTGTTTATTATATTCTGTATTAAACTCATTACATTAATTTCTTTATCAATTCTAAAATTAGCTTGATATAAATGCTCGTTAACTAAAATAGCAACTGTACCTTCTTTACCTGGTATGTACTTTGAAGCATTTTCATATAAAAATCGAAATAATTCATCAAAATCATCTACATTTGCATCAGCAATAATTTGTCTAATTTTAGTAAATGATGATTTTGGCTTTTTAAGCTCTTCAATTATAGAGGTCATATAGCTAGTACTTACAAGCAAAGAATCATCTAGTGTTAACTTGTCCTTAATAGTGCTTGCTTGAATAGTATTAAGCATTTTACGTAAGTCCGGATAGAACTTATTTACAATTTTACCAATGGCTTTAGGT